AACCAAACCCAGCAACGACTTTATCCTTCAGATACTTTCTTCGAGTTCATGCCAAAAATTGAAGGGCTGAAAATCAAATGGCGCGGCGATTCTGATGACGGTGGAACGGCTGGAGGTGGTAGGATTGGCGATCCGCTGACTCGGGAAAGCCATTAATGGTTCTTCAAGCCTTGAATTCATGGAAGAGGCGGCAGTTTGAGTACGGCGATTCGGATTGTTGCCAGTTTGTCGCGCATGTGCTTTTGGAGCTAACCGGGAAAGATTATATTCACGCTTTCGGGTACAATAGCGAAAAGGGCGCTGAAGAGATTTTGGCCGAACACGGTGGACTGGAGGGTTTGGTTTCTTTCGCTCTTCAGACACTGCCGAGCGAAGAATTCGGCGACGGCGACCCGGTTATTGTTGATTTGCCGATAATTGGGCAGGCGATGGGCATAAAATTCGGAACAGAAGCTGTTTGCTTGACGAAAAAGGGCATGGCTAGAGTCAACGAAAGATACATCATCAAGGGTTGGAAGATATGCCACCAGTAATTATAGCAGTTGTCTCAATTGGATCAGCGGTGATCGGGGCCGTTGGCGGCGCTGCTTTTCTGGCTGGTCTGAGTCTTTCTGCTTTTGTCGGCGTAACCTTGGTTGCCGGTACAGCTATCATTGCTGGCGGGGCAATGCTTGCCACAAAACTTATGATGCCAGATATGCCGGGCGTCCCAGACACCGATCGAAGCAGACAGGTAACATCAAAAAGCACTGTCGAACCGATGAAGATAATCTATGGTCAGGCGCTGGTGTCTGGGCCTTTGACTTTCTTGGGTGTATCGGGGAACGACAACCAAGACCTTCATCACGTTGTTGCACTTGCAGGGCATGAGGTCGAGGCAATCACAGACGTCTGGCTTGATGATGAAGTAATAGCGAATCCAAACGGCGCGGTTACTTCTGGGACATTCGGGCCGGTTTCGGTGCTTGGAATCAATGTAACTCAGGTCGGTGTTTATAAATATCTTGGCACCGCTAATCAAACTGCCGATCCGATTCTTCAATCAAGGTTTACGGATTACACTGCCAGCAACAAAGGGCAAGGTATCGCGTATATCCACACGATTTTTACTCTGCTTGAAGCCACCGAAAGCCAAGAACTTTGGGGCAAGTATTCGCCGAACAACATCCGCGCTTTGGTTAAAGGTCGGAAGATTTACGATCCGCGATTAGACGTTGCCGCCGGGAACACTGCTGGCGCAAATCCAACCAATTTAAGTTACATAGCCTACTCTGACAACCCGGCTTTGTGCGTTGCTGATTACCTAACCAATACACAATTCGGCATGGGCGTAGCAACAAATAAAGTCGATTGGCTTGAGGTGATTATAGCAGCCGACGCTTGCGATGTTTCCGTACCAGTTCCAAATGGCAGTGAAAAGCGATTCACCGCGAATGGCGTTTTGTTCGGAACTGATCCGCACATGACCAGCATCAACAAGCTGCTGAGTTCAATGAATGGTTCGCTGGTATACTCTGGTGGCGAGTACATCATCAGCGCAGGCGTGTATCAGGCACCGACTCATGTATTGACCGAGGACGATTTGGCTGGGTCTGTAACGGTCAAAACATCTGTTGAACGAGCAGACAGATTCAACACTGTCAAATCTATCATTATCGACCCGGCTCAAAACAATAAATCGGTCGAGGTTCCACGGGTTCAATTAACCGCCGCCCTAAATCGAGACAACGGCGAAACATTAGAGCGAGAAATAAACCTACCGTTTACCAATTCAAGTTACATGGCTCAACGAATCGCAAATAAGCTGATTCAGATGAGCGACCAGCAAAAGCTGTTGACGTTTCCAGCTAACCTTTCAGCAATGGCAATCACTGTTGGCGATAGGGTTGAAGTAACTATCGGAGAGCTTGGATTTTCGTCGAAGGTCTTCCGTTGCATGGGTTGGAGTTTTACAGAAAGCGGTATCTCTCTCACGCTTGCGGAAGATGACCCCGGAAGTTACGCAGATCCTGACGCGATAGAATATTCAACTATCAGCGCGGCGGGTATTATAACAAACGGATTTCCCGGCGTTCCTGATCCGCAAAGTTTAACTGCAACTGCTGGCGTAAAATCTATTGAATTAGATTGGCGCAATCCAAGCAATACCTCAAAGTTTTCAAGCATCATTGTTTACGCTTCAGCGACTAGCCAATGGTCGGACGCGATAGAAATTGGTCGAGGATTAATCACATCGTTTAAGCATGACGAAAGCACCGCCTTAGACCCGATTGTTGTCGGCGATCAGCGTTGGTACTGGGTTCGCGCAATTGGCATTGGTTCTAGCGCCAACGTATTCAGCGACAGGAACCCTGACAACGATCAATCAGGCGTCACCGCGACTGTTGGGCCAATCACGCCAGACTATACGGACATCATTGACGACACTCCCGAGCAAGTAGCGCCAACCGCATTGACGCTGGTCGAAACTACGGTTCTTGGCAATGATGGTTCGGTGTTACCCGCAGTTCAGGTTAGCTGGACCTTGCCAGTTGACAGTCAGTACATTTCATTCTTTGAAGTTGAGTTCAAGCAGACAAGTCAGGGTGAGATCGATTACGGCCTGACATCTGACGCCTATACGGCAACAATAAGCTACGGATCAGTGGCAGACGCGACAACGCTAGAGCTGAACTATGGCAGTGTGAACGAAGATGTTATAGGTGGTGGCGGGGCTTATTCAAGTGTCAATGTTTACGGCACTACAACGGTCATCTCTGGAATGCGAGAGCTTGAGGAGTTCACATTCCGCGTCAGGGCCGTGACATTGACCGGCAAGGTATCAGACCAGATAACTGGAACAATCATCCTGCAAGGCGATCAAACAGCTCCAGCAGGAGCTTCAACGATTACTGCGACGGGTGGAATTCAGCAGATCAAGCTCAACTGGGAAAACCCGTCTGATTCTGATTTGGCGTTCATTGAGATATTCGAGAACACGACAAACAATCAGGGAACTTCTACGCTTGTTGTTCAGACGCTTGCTGACCAGCATACGATTACTGGTCTTGCTAATAACGTCACGCGATATTACTGGCTTCGGTCTGCTGACAGATCAGGCAACAGATCAGGTTTTAGCCCGCCGGTTTCTGCTACCACGTTGAAAATCAGTCTCGACGATCTAAATCAAGGCGTTATTGATCAATTTGCAGCCGGTGATGCGTTTGGGATCGAGCCGGTTGGAACTCTTGTCGGCGTTGTTGGTGAGCATATCGGTCAGATCAAGTTACTGACAACTACGAACACGCTTTATGCTTGGACGGGAACAGAGTGGACTACAGACCTATACACCGCTTCCAATGTTGACCCTGGCGCAATCACTGCCGCCTCGTTTGCTGCTGGCATCGAGCCTATTTCAGCGGTTTCAACCTTGCCGTCACCGGGTGGATACACTGGGCCAAACATTGTCTTTCTAACTACAGATAAAAAACTGTATCGGTATGATTCGTCGGTTCCTGAATTTACATCGCTGGTAGATACTGCTGATATCACTGGAACGCTGGGCGAGAACTTGTTTAGCGATACGCTCCGACCTATTGAGCGCGTCACTACTTTGCCAACAACTGGGCTAGTCACCGGCCGAGTAGTAATGCTCACGACTGATTCTAAACTGTATCGATACACCGGATCAGCATGGACAAGCGCAATTGCAGCCGCCGACCTTACAGACCAACTTAATCTCGCCACACAGGCTTCAGGATTGCTTCCAGTGGCTAATGCTGCCGCAGGGTTGGTCAATGGCAACGTCAGTATCAACTCTGATGGTACGCTCTCAGGAGCTGGTGCTGGGCAGGCTACATTGGGCGGTCTTGGCGCTGGGCAAGTCGCAACTTTGGACGTTATTACTGAAACTTACATTGGCGACAATGCGATTTCGACGGCCAAGATTCAGGCCAACGCGATAACGGCAAACGAAATCTTAGCTGGGCAGATTATCGCCGCTAAGTTGGCGGTCGGGTCTGTGACTGCAAATGCTATCGCGGCAAACAGTATAAGCACGGCAGCTCTTCAGGCGGGAGCAGTAACGGCAGATTCACTA